CGCCCTTAGGCTCAGCGTCCCTTGTCGGGGTGGGTCTACCGTCCAGCGGAAGCAGTTGGATTGAAATGGGTCTGGCGCCCCTGGCCAGGGTAACGAAGGGCGGGCATGACTATCGTCCTCATGACGTGTCTGACCCTGCAGGCCTAGTTGGCAGGATGTGGGCGGTTGTAACGGGCAGTGCCGACAACCGGGGGCTCCGGTGTGTGAAAGATCCGGATAAGAAGGATGTTGGGGCTTTGCGGGTAATGAAGGGGTAGTACCTTTCCCCGGAGTATTGTGGTCGTGACTGTGCCTCGCGCGCGGCGGCCCTACAGGGCAACCTGGTGGCCTGGGAAACTGGGCCTTTGAGCGTCTTCGGACGGCAAGAAACGGTTCCGTGGACATGGTGGTTCCCATTCCTTCATTCCCCTCCTGTTAACGAATGACCGGTTTGTGGTGGGCAAACCTGATGTCGAGATAAACTCGAACTGAAAACCCACCACCCCCCCCCCCGAAAATCAAAGAAATGGCGTTTGAAAAATTGTCTAAGTGGGTCACACCCACTCTCACGCCATTCTTGTTTTCGGCCGACCCTCGGCTTTTTGTTTCTTGGCGCCGTCGCAGACTGCTCTCTCGGATCCGGAGCAGTAACAACGACGATAAAAAACGCAAGGATCTCCCCTCTCTGCTCCCAACCGCCGTGGCATCCTCAGCCACGGAATGCGAGTTGTGTGGGCGCTCGCATGGGCCCGAGTGTTCACACATAATGCGCCTTAGGAGGAAGGCGCGCACCATTGTGAAGTTCCTTGAGCAAGAACTAGGTGTGAAGAGGGCATGTGCTCTCCCTTCCCGGATTCAATGCGGTCACCTTCGATCCGCAGTCCGGTCCTGTTTTGCGGAACTTAGCGTAAATCAGGAACTCTCCGTGAAGACTTCACAGAAGATTGAGCTTAACTTCTGTGCCAGCTGCCAATGCAGAGTGGTCCCGGAGAGAGAGGAAAAATGGAAGAAGGAGCGGTTCCAAGAGGTGAGTATTGATGAGTCCCACCTCTCAGCTTTCAAAGACCAGTGTCGGCGCGTTGTGCGCACTGGCTGGAACGAAGGTAAGTGGCCTTATATCCCTAATGGCCACGCTTGCTTGGGGTGTCCCCGATCTTCGGGCGGCACATGGAGGCAGGGAAAAGGATTATCCGAGGAGGTGGAGGTTATGAGCTTGGTGTCCGCGGGGAAACCCCGGATTGTCACTCTGTACTCCGAAACCAACACGGCAATCTTGTATCCCCTCCATCATGCCCTTTATAGCAGCCTTCATAAGGAGGGATGGCTACTAGTCGGTGACCCCACTGATGACGTAGTCACGTCGTTGAATGGTTGCGAGTACGTATCGGTGGATTACACATCAGCCACCGACAACATCAAGACAGCGTACACTCGAGCTGCCATCGACGTTCTCATTGAGAAAGGAGTGGGGCTTACGGAAGAGCAGGTCACAGCTCTCCGCGTCGTCGGTTCGCTAAAATTGTCTGGCGAATACGCGACGGTCGGTCAGCCAATGGGGAGCATGATGAGCTTCCCATTACTTTGCCTTGTAAACAAGGTGACTGTCGACATGGCCCTCAACGACCTCCTCACTCAGAGGGTAATCGCGTTCAAGGAATGGACGCGTCATCGCTGTCTCATCAACGGCGATGATCTGCTTTTCCGGGAAGTCGGTACCGGAGTCCAGTCGTTATCGCATCGTCATCGTATTCACGCAGCGCACGTAGGGCTGCATACGAATGAAGAGAAAACGATGCGAAGCCCAAGAGAGGGAGAAATCAATTCCACCCTCTTCGTGGACGGGCGAAAGCAGAAAAAGACAAATTGTGGGGCCCTATACATGGGAGTCGATGAAGCGGACGTGATCGGGTTTGCTGACCGATCCACGGTAACGGATGACGGTTTTATGATCTGTGTGAGGCGGAACATCACACAATTGTCAAGACAGATCGTAAAAATCCCGGGGCGGATTGGATTCCGCCGGTTCAACTTGTTGCTCCGGGACAAACACGTCAGACGCGCGCTTCACTCCTATGCT